TCTTTATCGGCACCGGCTGCGGCTGTCTCCGCATCTCCCTCTGCCTCCACCTCTTCTGTCTCAGGACTTTCCTCTTCTTCCTCAGAGGACTCAATGCCGATAGCTAATACTCCAGCGCCCTCTCCAGAAGACTCCAAGCTGTAACCGCTATCTTTTAATTTAGACATGACCTCTTCTGCATCTACTCCCTCAGGCAAGGCAGCAGCTAGTGCGTCTTTAGGGCTGTCATAGGATTCCCCTGTTTCAGGATCTTTAGGCATAACTTCTCCAAATAAGTTGAGGACTCATAACATATTAAACTACTCTACGCTACCGTAAGCCTTCTCTACTGTCTGTTTGTCCGAGCTACCGTGTTTATTGTGGTAAGCATCTATCTTTTTCTGCTGAGAGGCCCTAACCCTATCCACCTTCTCAGCCTTATACTTGTTTCTCTTATCATCTATATCTCTATAACCCTCTGCTTTAACCTGCTCCTGGTGTCCTCTCTTAGCTGAGTCCTTGAAATCTCTCCACCTCTTACTATCTTTAGATACGGCCTCACAGTTATTAGCCTCGCAGTATTTATCTAGCTCTGCAGAGGAGGAGAACGTCCTACCTACCTGTTTTATTTGTATCTCTGTAACTCCCGTAACTGCCTTTATTGCGGGCCTAGTATCATTTAGCTCCCCACATATACTACAAGGCACTCTCCCGCCATACTCCTCTTCTCTCTTACTAAAGGTAAGTCGAGTTGAGCTATCACCCCCGCAATCGCAGGCTATCTTCCATATAGGCATCTACACCTCTATCGGGGGAACTTCCCCAGCAAGAACCTTACCGCCTACCTGCATACCGCCCTCCATGTTTCCGGTTATGGCTTGGGCTCCATCCCCCGCCTCTACCTCTCCGCCCTGTAAGAGTGCCTGCATTTCTGGTGGAACTCCTTGGGCTCCCATATCTCCACCTCCGGGCATACCCGGCATAGCTCCGGGTTGCCCTGGCATGGCTGGAGGTGGTTCTGTAGTCAACAGCCCCGGCATCTGTAAAAGGTCCAACAGCTTCTCTACCAGCTTCCTCTGGTCAATGTTGGCAGCCGTTGCTGGATTCTGTGTAAACACCGGGATGAACTCAGTTAGCGTCTTTAGCTGAACAACAGAGTTACCTTCCTGAGCATTGAAGGGTCGCGCTTCATAGTCATAGTCAAACGCATCTTCCGCTCTATTAAACATGAGACTATTCCTATCTAAAGACGCTACCTTCTCGTCGGTACCTAGTTTAACGGGTATGTTGGAATCCTCTGGCAAGAACTCAGAATACAGAGCCACGATAGCTTTAGCCATCCACGCGATACAGTCGTACACCACTTTCTGTCTACGAGAGTTTCTAGTTCGAATAGCTGTATCTGCCAAGGCTAGCTCGGTGGCTACATCTGATTGCCCTAGCCCCCCGCGCTGATAGCTAGCAATACCAAGAACAAATTCGATCTGCTCTCTTAATGACGCCTTAGTGTTTTGCCACTCTAGGGGGAGGGTGGGTGTAGGCGTCTGGCCCATCACGTCGTTCACGCTAACCTTAGGTTTCGCAGCGATCGTGATCACCTGTCCTGGTCCATCTACATTCTCCAGAGCGTCTTCAAACTCTGCCGGATCATCTACTAGGCCAGAGTGAACAATGGTCACTGGTATGCTACACTTATTATGCCACAGCTCAAGAGACGACATCTCGTTCAGCCGCTCAATAGTTGGAAAAACTAGCTCTGCGTCTGATAGTCCACCCAGATCTTTCAGATTATCATTAAACGAAAGCATATTATAGGGATTCGATAATAGGCTATAAGGCAGAGGTGCAGATAGTAGTGGCCTCTGCGCTCCTTCCATGTAATGAATGAACTCTTTAGATACCAAATCATAATACTCGTATATAGTAATCCACTCAAATCCTTCTCTTACAATCTGGTGGTCATCATTATCCTTGGTGTCCTCATCGAGTAACCAATCCGGATACGGACCAAAGGTTGCGTCCTCTAGAGCATCGCTCCTATAGACGCCATCCTTCCTTCCGCGTTTCTTAATTCTTTTTTCGAACTCTCCGCGAGTCAGCACCGTCACCTCGCAGATATATCTAATATCTTCCCAGTCCTCTGCCATGGCATCAAAGAAGATAAACTCGGGGTTTATCACTCTCAAGATGGGTCTACCCTTAGCTTCGCTCCACACGCACTTAATAAAGGAGCGAGGGAAAACGGTGGCCCTTGTACCTAGCTTCCACAGCTTGCTGTGCGCTCGCTCTCTGTAAAATAAGTCATTAACCAGAAGTTCCCTGAACTTGGCAGATTCCTTCAACTCCTCTCGCCTGTGCTTAATGGTGCACTCTGGATTGGGGGGAACGATATTGGCTATCATTGTGTCCGCGAAAGCGAATAGCCAGTTATTTTCGAATGTTACGCTCTCGTCCTCTACTACGTAGTCTCCGTCATCAAACCCATCGGAGTGTGACCTGTTGTAATACTCGGTCCTATACATATCTGCTGCACGACGCCACCTCTTACGAAGTATACGCATCCGGCTCTTATGGTTTGTGATAACCTTGAACCTGAAACGATCCTGCGGCGTGACATCTTTCGTACTATTAGCCATGCGGCCTCCGGTTCTGAACAGTTAACACGGTGAAAAGTATACAGCAAGTTGGCTATATGTGCTAGTTTTTTTACTTAGACCTGCGTTTCTTTTTAGATTTGTGCACATTTTGTGCTTTGTAGTATTCCTGCTGCTGCTCGTGAGTCCAAGAGTCGAACGGTTTATCTAGTGCGTCTACTAATAAGTTGTGTTCCTTCTCTAGCTGCTCATCCGTTTTCGGCTTGTATCTTACCGGGGCATCCCGCGCCACCAGACACGCCCACAATAGGGCGGATATTCTATCCCAGTGATGTTTTGATCGGCGGCCCCTGCCTACCTTCCCAGGCTTTAGCAGCTTAAATTTTTCGCTATCTTCTAACTCTTTGTCTCGCCGATAGGATCTTAGCTGCTCTACCGTCTCTGCGTCCTTTAGTGTCAGCCTATCCATCAAGGCATCTATCATTGCAGCCATAGCCTCGGAGTTGGTTCTCTTACTAGCTGGTATTCCGGGGGTCGCCCTAGCTGATCCTCTACGATGGTAGTATAGATTTTTAAGTTTATATTTACGCTCTACCCCTCTCCTGCTAATAAGGACTACTCCATTATAATCCGAGGCTAGCTCTAGTACGGACAGTACTCCCGCCCCGACACCGTTATTCTCCACCACTACCTCTGCGTCATTATACCGCCGAGCTGCTTCCAGGATGTACCTTGCCACCTCTGGAGGGTTTGGCTCGCTTGAGCTGAATACGGCTACCTGCTTCCACTCGTCTGCCCATATCTCTAGTACCTGAAAACTGGCCTGGTCTCCGGAACCGAACCCCGCAGGGTCTACCCCTATTACATACACCGCATCCGGCTTAGGCTCCTCATACTCCATATACATATTATCTGGTGGATTCCAGGGGACTAGGTCAGAATCTAGGTGCTTCTCCAGTACGTGGGAAGGTATGGCTCCCCCGCCGGGTTGCTGCCAACATGTAATAGAGTTCACCGGGTAGAATACGAAGAATAGCTCGGGGTACCTCCGGATCAGCTTATCCTCCTCCATTACACGTCTACGAAAGGCTAGGTTCTCTAATGTCAGGTAGCTTGCTCCTGGATTTGATATGGGTTCCATGCCCGTTGGCGGCCCATATTTCTCTAGGAGTTTTAGCTCTGTGCTATCTGGTATCCAGTTCTTGCCCCAGCCACGCTCGTTAAGGCGTGACTCGTGATAGGGTACAAATAAGAACTTAAGTCTGCCGTGCCCCTTTCGGGCCTCTGCGCACATATCCCTGTACCACTCCGCACCGGGCTCTGACATTGGAGCCGGTGTGCTCTCCATAACTATTACGGCGTTCTTCCTATTACGGAAGGCTGGACCCATCTTAAACCACACGTCCGCTGGGTCGTTCCAGAAGGGCACCTCTGACATATGCAGGTAGGACGCCCCTCGACCGATACCCACATTTTCCTGGTTAGCTGCTAGTGTACGTATCTTACCCTTGTGGGTAAATGTTAGCTGCCTACTCTCCCTGTTGGCGATGGTGGGATATTTCACCTCTTCCGGCTTATACTCGTAGGAGATGTCGATGGCTCGGAACAGGTCCTCTGCCCGCTCTTTCTTGTCTGCGATAATGGCCGCGAAAGCGCCGGGGGTATACTCGGCTAGATTAGCCATAGCCAGGGCGGTGGTTGTAGATTTGGTGGTTTGTCGGCTGGCGTTGACTATCAGCCACTGCGTCATTCCATCGGAGTCTCTGGGGGTGTCTCCCATGAAGGCTAGGATAGACCTCTGCAGCCGTGGGCATACGCGATCCACGTCATACCTAATGATGTCCTCCGTTCGCTGATCCACCACCGAGCAGAACTCAGGTACAGTTACTCTGGGGTCTCGGAGCTGGAGTAGTAATTCGTCGTCCATCAGGCCACTACGTGCTCTGGACGCTTCATGGCTACCATTACTACCTTGCTGGCCTCGTTATTAGGGAGGGCGAAGCTCTTACCCTCGAAGGGCTTGTTCTCTACGGTAGCCTTTTTGAGTGCTTCGAACTCTTGCTGGTGTACACACCACACCGTAACGGTGGAATCGCCGTGTGGTGTAGATAGATAGACTAGAGCTGGTACATAACCCAGGTCTACTTGTAGTTTACGTTGCCTATTACTCGTCATCTCACTCTCCTATCCTATCAAACCAGTCCTCTAGTATAGCATCTCTGGTCTCCTTATCTATAAGACCCTCTGTGCGTAGGCTACTATTGTCTTTTCCCCACCCAGCGTCCTCTTCTAGCTCCTTATACATCTCCTCTGTCGCTTCCATTAAGGTTTTTTCCATTTTTACAGCTAGTTCTGCTCTCTTTATAGCATATCTAGTCATCCATGACAGGCTTTCTAGGTCTGTTTCGTAGAAATGTAGCTCCTTAGTCCACATCGTAGCTATGCTTTCTTCCCAGGCTCCACCGTACATAGGGCACGGGTCAGCAAAAGTCATAATGTCGTTAATGCTTACATCAAAAAGTATAGATATGGTGTCTACGTCGAAGATGCCACTATCATATAATAGGAGTAGTTCTATTATATACTCTGGAGGTAGGCTCTTTTCCCCTGGCTTACCTGTTAGAAATATGGAATATGTGAAGCTGCCTGACTCCTCTTTACAGAGTAGCATATTCTCTACAGCCTTGTTGCTATGAGAACGCACAGGATAGCCTTCCTTGGGTATAATGTAACCCATTTTCTCCTCTCCGTCTACGTGTCCTCTCTTCCTACTAGGGTTGCCTCTGTAGTTACGGCACCTGCCTCATCTACATCTACTGTGTATCGGGGTATCATCTTCCTACCCCGCCTTTGGGCGTCTGCTACCCTCGCCATTACGTTAGATGGGGTGGCATTTTTGGCCTCTCTTTCGTGAATGAGCTTTGCGGACACCGCAGTAAAGAGGAGTTCCATATACCCTTTTGCGGAATTTGCCACATCGGGTGCAATATTTCCGCACAATAGCTGGGCTATTATGTATTGTGTAGCCTCTATAAACCCGTCCATGTCGGAGATGTAGGCTTTCAATATCTGTCCCTTAATCTCCTCACGCACCTCTGCCGGTACGTGCTTATAGAAGTCCTCTAGGGTAGAGGGGTTAGGTTTAGGGAACCCCTTCTTACTCATAGTAGGCGTCCTTAAGTCTCTCCGATACGCACGATAGGCTCTCTAATTCCTGAGCCATTGCTTGTAGCTGATTTGCTGCGACGAGTACGGATGGCCAGTCCTCTTCCCGCACACGCTCCACCAGGTACCGCTTAGTGGTGCCCTGCTGCTCTACTATGAGCTTTACGCGCTCGTCTACTTCTATATGTAGCTCTTCAAGCATATTCCCTCCTCCTGGAATACTAACATAACTATATATAATGTGTCAAGCTACCCTTCGTCTCTGATAAATCCGGTGTCCTCCCGTTCCTCTACCTCTTCCTCGTCCTCAAAGTCCTCTATGTCCTCAAAGATGGCACGCGGTCGGTTTGTTAGTATTTCATCTATCAAAGCATCCCTCATATTTTCGGGTAAATCCTCAATATCTATATGAAAGGGATCTCCGGTGCCATCTTCCTCATAGTCACCGGTATCATCTTCCTCGTAGTCACCGGTATCGTCATCGTCGTACCCGTCATTGGGATTGTAGTTTAGGTCTATTGCGTCTGGGCCTATTTTAAGATCGCTTAGTTGTGGCCCATCGCCCCACTTCTCTGCCGTTGCCTTCTCAGTTAACCAGTCATCTATTGCGTTATAGGTCTTAAGGTCCCCTAATCTAAAGGGTGCTTTCTCTGGAGGCCTGGTGGGTGGTGGGCTTAGTGCTACCTCTGCTGCTTGCTCTCTCATTTTGGCCCTGGGTGTTTCTGCGCCGGAGGGGGAGGGCTTTTCTGGTAGCGTGAACTTCCTACCTCCGCTACGTCCTTTTCTACTTTTAGGTCGGTCCATGAAGGATTTGGGTTGGTAGTCTTCTTCTGCCATGGTGTCTCCTATACCTGCCATTGTTTCTGGCGAGGCATTACGCTTAGATCCGCTATAACCGGTTTCTTGGAACTTCGCCTGGGCTCGAAGGCCTGTCTTGGTAGCTCAATTAGCTGCTGTATGTCCCTAGCCCACGCCGGTAGGGCCTTTTTTAAGGTGAAAGATCCTGTACCTAGAGGGTCTAGGTTAAGTTGGGTGCGGCACCGAGAGTGTTCTAAGATACCGGCATGGCTGGAGGGTAGGGGCACTATATCTAGAAGGGGATTATACGCCCACACTACGAATTGGGGGAAGGTCTGGAGCTCGTGAGCAGCTAGCGCCATCTCTACCAGCTCGGCCTCTCTGGTAGGCCAACCGTGAGCGTAGGCGCTAAGTGCCCGTAAGCCCTTGAGGGAAGCGCCCCTATAGAAGGGTGAGTGCCTAATATGCTGCCTGTCGCACGGGAGCACCCCCAATGCGAAACTTCTGGGTGTCACATGACGAGGCAAAATGGCTTCTATAGGCTTGGGCCATGTATGGGGCGGCACAAAGGCAGCAGGCGACCGTAACCACCTACGTAGGGTAGGGAAGGTACGTGCAAATACGGCCCACCTCTCCCACCCGAGCTCGGCACCGAACGCGAGAGTACCGCAACCGGCAATTCCTGGGTGCCTATTCATGGCTCGCGCGTAACCAGCAAGGTTATACAGGCCTACGGCCTTAATGGGTAGTTGGATGCCAGGAGGTTCACCTGGAGATCGGGGATGATGGATAAAATACTCGGCCAGGAGGGATCTACGCATGGAGGCACTATAGCACCGGGGGCAGGACGAGGCAAATCTACCCCATTTCGGGTCCC